GAGCGGAACTGCTCAGTTTGAAGGCCTTGTTATCCCACAATATCTCGTTGATCTCGCTGCGCCACTTGCTCGTGCAGGTCGCCCATTCGCAGACTTCGTGACAAACAAGATGACCTTGCCTCCTTCTGGAATGACCCTGAACATTAGCCGCATGACGACTGGTTCTTCAACGGCCGTTCAAGTTACACAGAACGACGCAGTCAGCGAAACCGATGTTGATGACACACTATTGACCATTAATGTCAGAACCATTGCCGGTCAGCAAGACCTATCCCGTCAAGCCATTGAGCGCGGAACAGGAATTGACACATTTGTTGCTCAAGACCTCATCCGTTCTTGGCATACAACTCTTGACTCACAAATCCTCAATGGAACAGGTAACGCAGGACAGATTCAAGGTCTTCGCAATGCAGGTGGAAACGCAATCACATTCACCTCAACTGCTCCAACAGTAGGATTGCTTTATCCGAAGCTCGCTGACGCAATTCAGCAGATTCAGACAAATGCATTCGTCAATCCAACTCACTTCGTAATGCACCCACGCCGCCTTGCATTCTTGCTCGCTGCGGTTGATTCAACAAACCGCCCACTCGTTGTTCCTGCCGCTAATGGCCCAACCAACGCTGCTGGTGTCGGAACTGGTGGAGCCGCTTACGGAAACTCCGGTTATCAGATGATGGGTCTTCCAATCGTGACCGATGCCAACATCGGAACAACCTACGGAACCACAACAAATCAAGATGAAATCTATGTTGTGACCGCAGGAGAATCTCACCTTTGGGAACAACCAGGTTCTCCATTCACACTTCGCTACGACGCGACAGGTGCAGGAAACCTCACCATCAAAACTGTTGTCTATGGTTACGCTGCTTATTCAGCAGGCCGTTACCCAACTGCCGCTTCCATCATTAGTGGAACAGGCTTGTCAGCACCAAGCTTCTAGTTTGAACTAGAAGTCAAGATTGTGCAGAGGCGGATGAGGCCCCCCGACTCATTCGTCTCTGCACTTCCTAAAGTTCGGGGGAACTATGAAAACAGGTCACAAAGTATCAATCGGGTCTTGCGACCCAGGGATGGTCAATGGCGGATTCGCATACCATCTCATTCAGTTAGCCTCGGCACGATCCTCTCGCCTTGGCCCATTCATTCGCATCAAAGGTTCAGGTCTGCTTTCAAAGCAACGCAATCGAGTCGTCAAGCAGTTCTTAGAAATGACTGATTCTGATTGGCTTCTGATGATTGATTCAGATGAGCAACTTGATGTTCTTACATTTGACAGATTATGCGAAACCGCACACGACAAAGAACGCCCTGTCGTCGCCGGTTTAGTTTTTGCGGGGTTCGGAGTCGTGGGCAAGCCATATCCCAAGCCTGTGCCGGCGATATTCCAAGACACACCCGATGGATTCCTGCCGCTCTATAAATACGACAAGAACTCAGTTTTTGAAATTGACGCCGCAGGCACAGGATGTCTGATGGTTCATAGAAGCGTCCTTGAAGCTATCCGCGACAATGCTGATCCTAATCAAGGCAAAGATTGGTGTTGGTTTTGGGATGGCCCCATCAAAGGCGAATGGATTGGCGAGGATTTACTATTCTGTCGCCGAATCAAATCCCTAGGTTTCCCGATACATGTCAACACGGCAGCGATTCTGCCTCATTCAAAATCTTATTGGCTCAAAGAGGAACACCACGACTCATGGCGCGACTAAAGCGCAAGGAAACTGCGACTGCCGCTCCAAAATTAGAACGAGCAGTTCAACGAAAACCAAAGAAGAGGACTACAAGTGGCAATCACCAACGGCTACGCGACTCTCGCGGAACTAAAGTCATCCCTGACAATAACTGACACAAGCGATGACGCTTTGCTTGAACTTTCAATTACTGCCACAAGCAGAATGATTGATGACTATTGTGGGCGCTTCTTTTATGCTGATGGAACCTCTCAAACTCCTGTCGTGCGTTACTACACCGCACAGAATCCTTGGAGCCTAGCGGTTGACGATTTCACCTCAATCACTGCAATTGCCACCGATGACAACTTCAATCAAACTTGGTCAACTGTGTGGTCAACTTCTGACTTTATGACAGAGCCAATCAATAATCCTCGGCGCGGTTGGCCTTATACAAGAATCCTCGCAACAGGCGCCTATGTTTTTCCTTATTATCTTCCACAAGCAGTCAAAGTGACAGGAGTGTGGGGTTGGTCGGCTTTGCCACCTGAAGTCAATCAAGCCTGTCTTATTCAGTCATCACGACTCTTTGTTCGCAAGCAATCACCTTTCGGAATCGCAGGAACGCCTGAACTTGGCACAGTTCGTTTGGCTTCAAAACTTGATCCTGATGTTGAGGCTCTTCTTCGACCTATGAAAAGAAATAACGGTTTGGCAGTATGAATCCAAGCACTGTTCGTGACAGGCTCAAAGCAAATCTGCAAACAATCACTGGATTGCGTGCCTACGATTTGATTCCTGACACCATCGTTCCACCCGCCGCAGTAGTCGGCCAATTAGATTTCACATTTGACATTGACAATGCTCGTGGTCTTGACCAAGCGCAAGTTGATGTTCTTGTGATTGTGCAACGCTTTTCAGAACGCTCAGGACAAGACAAGTTGGATGCCTACCTCGCGGGGTCAGGTGCTAGCTCTATCAAGGCCGCGCTTGAAAGTGATCGCACTTTGTCGGGAGCAGTGAATACATTGCGAGTGACAGGAGCCGAAGCAGGCACCTATGACTCACAAGGCGTCACTTTTCTCTCTTATAGATACAGACTCACGCTTTGGGGATAGGAGAATAAATGACTTACAAGGTCATCTCAGACCGCGAGGTCTGTGGAAAGAAGCAAGGTGAGATTCTTACCTTGAAAGAACTTGAAGATGTAGGCGCAAACATTGATGCTCTCATTGTTGGCGGTCATCTTGAAGCAATAAACAAACCAACAATCAAACCAGCACAAGAAGGAGCCAAAAACTAATGGCACGCATTGTCCTCACAAATGCCTATGTCACTGTCAACTCTGTTGATGTCAGCGACCATGTGGCATCAGTAACTCTCAACTCATCCATTGATGTTGTTGAAACAACCGCATTCGGCACAACCGGCGCACGCACACGCGTTGGCGGTCTTGCTGATAACTCAATCACTCTTGAATTTCATCAGGATTATGCTTCGGGTTCAATTGAAGCAACTGTCTATCCGCTTCTCGGCACTACAACTTCAGTTGTTGTGAAGCCAAACGGATCAAGCACAAGCGCAACAAATCCTTCATACACCGCAACCGCTCTTGTTTCAGAGTGGACACCACTCAACGGCGCAGTCGGTGAACTTGCCACTGCTTCAGTCACTTGGCCTGTTAGCGGCGCAATTACGAAAGCAGTTATCTAGTGGCAAGACTCGTTCTCACCAATGCCTATGTGACATTCGCATCAACTGACCTTTCGGATCACATTGCGAGCGTGTCACTGAACACCACTTACGACATCGTTGAAACGACGGCGTTTGGGGATACGGCAAAGAAGAGAGTGGCGGGCTTGGCAGACAACTCTGTCAGCTTTGAATTTCATCAGGACTACGCTTCAGGCTCGGTTGAATCTACGATTTATCCATTGCTCGGAACCGCAATCACTTGTGAGGTTCGCCCTGTCAATACGACAGTGAGCGCCACAAATCCCAAATACACCTTCTCGGTTCTTATCTCTGAATGGACACCTCTTAATGGTGCCGTGGGAGAATTGGCAACTGCGAGTGTCACTTGGCCGATTTCGGGTGCCATCACAAAAGCAACATCCGCATAAAAACTACAAGGGGGAAAAATGGACGGACTCAAAATCCGCGTCAAGACGACTGATGGAATGGATGCAACTTATTCGTTGCGCCCGCGCATCATCGTTGAATTTGAAACAAAATACAACAAGGGCTTGGCAAAACTTATCGCCGAAGAACAGAAGTTGGAACACATCTACTTCTTGGCTTGGTCGGCGATGAAACACAATGGTCGTGTCGTCAAGCCTTTTGGCTCCGACTTCCTTGATACTCTTGAAGAAGTCTCGCTGGTCACAGACCCTTCTTCCGAATCCACAGAGACAGTCTGATTTATTCAATAGCAGCTCTCTCTGTGGAGACGGGAATTTCGCCGGTCGCATTAGTAGATGCGCCTGACGGTATTTTGGAAGCAATGTTTGTTTATGTGAAAGAACGAGCAAAGGCGCGAAACAAATAATGGATTCACCAAATTATAGAATCTCAATTCAGGGTTTGAACAACACAATCTCTGCCATTGAGCGTTTCGCGCCTGATCTCAAAAAACAACTTGACCGCGAAGTTAAAGGCGTCTTGAGCAAGATGGTCAATGAGGCTCGCGGTCACATTCCTTTTGATATTCACCCTTCAGGTTGGGCTAGGGAAAGCAAAAATGCTTCCTTGGTTGGCCCACTTCAACAGGGTCAAACACGAGGTTCATTCGTTCGCTTTGATGCTGCTAAAGCAAAGGCAGGCATCACTTCATTGACGCCTACCTCAAAATCAAGCACGACAGGTTTTCGCAACTCTTATGGAGTGGTTCAGCGCAACCCAGCAGGTGCTATTTTTGAAACTGCCGGTCGTGGTAGCAAAGCAAGTCGCGCAAGAACTCGCGCTTCTCGTTCTACAAACCCAACTGCCTCTCAAGACTTTATTCAAGCAGTTGAGAAATATTATGGAGTTCTTCCAACTGCCAAAGGTCTTGGTCAAGATAAAGGTCGCGCACTTATCAGGGCAGTTGATGAAAACAAGAAGTCTGCGCAGCGTGCTATCTTTGAAGCAGTCAAGAATGCTGAAACAAAAGCACAGGCGCGAATGGATGCTAATTTGAGCAGAAGAGAGGGCTAACCGATGGCAATTATTGAACGCATTGTCACGGTCTACAACGACAAAGGCTCCAAGCAGGCTCTCAATGACCTGAAAAAATTAGAAGCAACTTTTACTAATTCCGCCAAAAATATTGCCAAGGCCTTCGGCGCCGCCACTGTCGCGGCGGCTGCGTTGGCGACCAAGCTTGCCGTGGACGGAGTTCAAGCCGCAATCGCGGATCAGAAGTCACAGGCGCTCCTTGCCAATGCCCTGCGCAACACGACAGGGGCAAACGAAGCCGCCATTGCTTCAGTCGAGGACTATATTTCGGCGCAACAGAGAGCCGTCGCGGTCACTGATGACGAGTTGAGGCCATCGCTTGCGACACTATTGAATGCCACCAAGGATGTCACCGAGGCGCAGGCACTTCAAAATCTTGCTCTTGATATTTCGGCAGGAACTCAAAAAGATTTGCAGAGCGTTTCCTTGGCACTTGCCAAAGCCGTCGGTGGCAATATCGGCGCACTTACAAGACTCGGTGTTCCTCTCTCTGAGGACATTCGCAAGAGCAAAGACCTCAACGCTGCTCTCCAAGAATTAGGCAATACCTTCTCAGGCGCGGCATCAACTCGTGCCAAGACATTTGAGGGCAGAATGAATGCCCTTCGCATCTCTTTCAGCGAAGCCTTGGAAAGTCTTGGGTTTGCTCTCATTCCTGTTCTTGAGGAATTGGCACAAGTCTTTCAAACACAATTGCTTCCTATTTTTGAACAATTCATTGCGCAGAACAAGGATCAGATTGCTCAGACTTTGGGCGATGTCATTCAATTTGCTCTTGGCGCATCTAAAGCTCTTGCCTCAATGTTCAAGACAATTTCCGACAACCTGACAACTTTCAAAGTGTTCGCAGGTATTTTGACCGGCATTTTTGTTGGCACCAAGGTCTATGCGGGCATCATCACAGTCATCGGCGCTCTCAAACTTCTCACTGCTCAATTTAAGCGTCAGGCGGTCGCAGGCACCGCCGCAGGCACCGCCACCGCCTTCGCAACAGGCGGAACATCGGCATTTGCCGCCGCCGCAGGTCTTGTCGCTTTCGCTGCCGCCGCAGGAACCACTTGGTATGCCATCAATTCCTTGACAGATGCGGTCAATGTCAACAGTCAGGCTATTCAGACCAATTCTCAAGTTGTCAATAATCACTTGAAGGACTTGGGCAGAATTGCACAGGCGACTGCCGCTGCCAATATTGCGAACAAGAAGTTTGTTGCCATCACAACCGCTTCAACAAAGAAAACCAAAGAACAGATTGCTTCTGAGAAGGCTCTTGCCGCTCTTCGCAAATTAGGCGTCAAACCCACAACTGAGAAAGACCCAATTCAGTTGGAAGCCGCTCGTTTGAATCTTTTGAAACAGTCAAATTTAGAAGAGGCTCGTCGTGTTGAGGCTTTGATTGCCAACATGGAAGCTCAGATGAAGCTCAATGAGGCGGCTCAACGATACACAGACCTTCTTGTTGTTCTCTCTGATGCAGTCATCAGTGACGAAGAAGTTTCAGTTCTTGCTTCAAAATGGAATGTAACCAAGGGCGAAGTTCTTGAATATATCGCTCGCATTTACGCTGCCAACTCAACTGATCTCAATGATGGCCCTATTGTCAACCTCTTGATGAAGTGGGGATTGACTAAAGAAGAAGCCGAGAAATATGTAGATTTCACCCGCGCCCTCAAAGACGAAAAGATTGACGACAAGGAAATCGAAGAGTTGATGGGCAAGTGGGGAATGACTCGTGCCGAAGTTCTTTCCTACGCCAAGACTGTTCAAGATGGAACTGCCTTACAGAAGGCTCTTTCAAAGACTTGGGCGACACCAGGCGATGAGGCTGCCGATGCGTGGAAACGCGCTCTGGCCGCTCTCAATGCCTATCTCGCCGCGCTCAATAGCGGCAAGCCACATGGCATCCCTTCAGGCACTCCTTCAGGCAGCCCATCAGGATCACCATCGGGGTCTGCCGCAGGCACGCCAACGACGATTCCTAATCCATTCAATCCAAGTTCTCCCGCAATTTCCACCGATGTCATCAAAGACCAAATTGACACTCTCACAGGCTTGCGTGAAACTGTTGAAGCAGGCACAGGAATTTCATTCTTACTCAAAGAACACATTGACACCTTGACTGATTCAATGAGTTTGACGGCCTTATCAAGTTTGAGCGATGAACAGTCACGCCTGCGTGCAATGGGCATGTTTGACACACCTGGCATTGGGGCAACATCCTCATTTGATCCTGGTTCTTTCCGTATGCGTGAGAATGAAGGAATGACTGTCAATGTCACAGTGCAAGGCAATGTGCAAACTGAGGCAGATTTGGCAGAGGCTATTCGTCAGCGCATCTTGAGCGAACAATCAAGCGGTAAGCCAATCCTCTTTGTTGGTGGGTTGTAATGCCAGGAACACCCATTCTTGGAGTCAGCATTGACTTTGCCAATGGCCCTGCGTTCGGCAATCCGCTTATTCTTGACGACCCAACAAGTCTTCTTGATACCGCCATCCTTGCTGACGCACCGGCAGATGTCGTGGATGTCAGTGACATCGCCCTTCGCGTTAGCACTCGGCGCGGTCGTAATCGAATCCTCAATAACTTTGAAGCAGGCACCGCCACTGTCGTCTTAGAAGATGCCAATGGCGATTGGAACCCTCAGAACACTTCTTCTCCCTATTACGGCAAGCTCTTGCCACTTCGCAAGATTCGCATTTGGGCAGACTATGACGATGGCTCAGGTCTTGAGCGTTATTATATTTATTCAGGCTACATTGTCAGTTATGACAACTCTTTCAGACTTGGCATTGATGAAATTTCAAGCGTCACCCTCCAATGCGTAGATGCCTTTCGTCTCTTTCAGAATGTCAACATCTCGACCGTTGCGGGAACAAGCGCCGGTCAAACTACGGGGGCGCGCATTGAAAACTTGCTAAATCTTGCAAGTTATCCTTCAAGCCAACGCCTCATTGATGCAGGCAATAGCACAGTGCAGGCAGACCCCGCCACCTCTCGAACACTCCTAGGCGCGTGTCAAACCATTGAACAGACCGAACTCGGTGGCTTCTTCATTGATGTTGAAGGCAACGCGGTCTTCTTGTCACGCTCCACAGTTTCACTCAAAGCCGATCAGACGCCTTTGCAATTCAACGACAATGGCACAGACATCGCTTATCAGAGCATTGACTTTGCCTATGATGACACTCAAATCTTCAATGACATCACAGTCACCCGCCTCGGCGGAAGTCCTCAAAATGTGCAGTCCACAAGTTCAATTGAAACTTACTTTATCCATTCAGGATCAAGGTCAGACCTACTTATGCAGACTGATGCTGAGGCCCTAGACCAAGCAGGAATGCTTCTCAATGCTCGTGATGAGGCTCTGCTTCGCATTGACTCTATCGGCCTGAATCTGATGGACGAATCAGCCAACACTCGCATTGTTGCGGGCCTTGAATCTGACCTCTTCACCCTCATCAATGTCACCAAGACCGCACAAGCATCATCGAGCTTTACACTTGAACTTTTCGTTCAGGGCATCACCCACGACATTACACCGAACACTTGGACAACAAGGTTCTTGACGGCCGAGCCTATAATTCAGGCATTCATCTTGGATTCCACAACCCAAGGTGTGCTTGATGGAACGCTCGGCGTTCTTTCATACTAAGGAGAAAAAATGGCAGGAGCAGGATATAAGTTGTTCGTTTCCGGCGATGTTTTGACCGCCGCGCAAGTGAACACCTATTTACAACAACAAGTCACAATGGTTTTTGCGAACTCTACTGCTCGCACAACTGCTCTTTCAGGAGTCCTTGCTGAAGGAATGATGTCCTACCTTCAAGACACAAACGCCGTTGAGGTCTATAACGGATCATCGTGGGTCAATGTCGGCAACGCAGGTGACATCACTGGCGTCACCGCAGGCACAGGTTTATCAGGTGGCGGAACTTCAGGCGATGTAACTCTTTCTTTTGATTATCGTGCAGGTTCAGCTTTAACCCTAAATGCTCAAACTGCAACTTATACCGCAGTCCTTACAGACGCAGACCAAAAACTTGTCACAATGTCAGTTGGCTCTGCTAATGACTTTCTAATCCCAACCAATGCCAATGTTGCTTTTCCAACTGGAACAGTAATCAATGTCATTCAAATCGGTGCAGGTCAGACCACAATCAAGGCAGTCACTTCAGGCACTACTACGATTTCCTCAACAGGAGCTTCTGCCATAGCGCCTAAGTTGAGAGCGCAGTTCTCAGCCGCTTCTTGTATTAAGGTCGCCACCGACACTTGGTATGTTGTGGGAGATATTTCATAATGATTTTGCTCGGGATTATTGCTTCAAGCAAATTGAAAAAAGAAGTTACAGGTGGAACACTCACTTCTGATGCGACTTATTATTATCGCACTTTTACAGGAAGCGGAACTTTACAAGTTTCCGGTTTTACTCTAACGGCTGATGTTTTAAGAGTAGCAGGCGGCGGCTCAGGTGGATCATCAACGGGCGGAAATTACGAAGTAGGCGGTGGCGGCGGCGCGGGTGGATTGCTTTATTCGGCAAGCCAAAGTTTGAATGGCTCTTATACTGTGACAATTGGTGCAGGCGGGGCCGGAAAATTAAGTGGCACAGGAAATAATGGCTCTAACACTAGTTTCACAGGTTTAACAACTTGCACTGGCGGCGGCGGTGGCGGCGGAGAAGGTGCAGGGCCTTCCTCGGGTGGTTCAGGTGGCGGCAGTTCGGGTAGAAATATCGGCGGGAGTGGAGCTGCTGGAACTGCTGGACAAGGCAATTCGGGTGGTAACGGCAAAGATGGTTCGAGCGGACAAGAAGGAGCAGGTGGCGGCGGTGGTGCTGGCGCTGCGGGTAGTAGTTCAACCACAAACAGTGGCGCTAAAGGTGGAGATGGTTTAACTTATTTTGGAAGCACATACGCAGGCGGCGGTGGTGGCAGTAGTAGCGTTCAGAACCCAGGCAATAATGGTGCGGCGGGTTCAGGTGGCGGAACGGCTGGAAATGGTGGGAATGCAACGGCAAACACAGGCGGCGGCTCAGGTGGTATGAAAGAAAGCGGAACAAGCGGCAACGGTGGCTCAGGCGTCGTGGTTGTTCGCTATACAAGAGCGCAGGTAGATTAAATGGCACACTTCGCAGAAATAGACGAAAATAACATTGTCAAACAAGTTTTAGTTGTTGACAATTCTTTAGAACATCGTGGCGCTGATTTTCTTGCAAATGATTTGGGGCTTGGCGGCACTTGGATACAAACTTCATATAATCACAACATTCGCAAGCAATTTGCAGGCATTGGTTACACCTATGATTCTGTGAATGATGTCTTTATTGCGCCACAACCTTTTGCTTCTTGGTCGCTAGATGAAAACTTTGATTGGCAACCGCCAACACCTAGACCTGAAGAGGGTTTTTGGCGTTGGGATGAAGATACCCTAACTTGGCTAGAACAATCTTTATAGAAAATTCGGATGAACCTAAACGACATTGTTGGAACAGTCATTGTGAAAAACCTTAAACGCAGAGGTGATCGCCTTGAAAGTATTTCAAAACAACTTGATGCTCTGAATATAGATTGGCTCAGATTTGATGTCATTGATCATCAAGGCACAAAGGCAAGCGCGACTTGGTGGAATGCTTTTAATGGACTCCAAGCCATTAGATATGCAAAACACGCAAATCTGCCATGTGTTTTAGTGCTTGACGATGATTGTCTTTTTGTTGATGACTTTGCAGAAAGATTCGAAGAACTTTGGCCTCACATTCCGCCGGACTGGGATTATGTTTCTTTCGGAGAAATTTTCGGTGACAAGAGAGAGATTTATCCAGGAATCGTGGAAAGCCAAAATAGCTGGGGTGGTCACGCGAGCCTTGTTCGTGACACTCTCTATAATTTAATTTTAGAAAATATTGATGGTTTAGATTTTGCAGATGAACAGATGAATCGTAAAGTTAAACCTCACGCAAAATGTTATGTTTTCTCGCCTTACTTGATAACACAAGCACCAGGCTTTTCAGATCATTCAGGGGATTACGCAACAAATCATTTATTTGATTAAGAATTACAAGGAGAAAAATGGCTTCGTCAAACGCAATCACGGTCACATCAACAGGAGTTCTCATCATTGCAACTTATGGTGAGTTCCGCGATGTCCACCTTCGCAATGTTGGATCGCACGCGATGTATGTCGGCGATCAAGGTGTGACAACTGCCAATGGTTTTGCTATCCCCAAAGATAGCTATATCAATTTCAGAATGTCACCAAAGTCGCAGTTGTATGCAATAACAAACAACAATGAAACCGGCGTTGCCTCGATGTTATTCATGGAGCCATAATGACCGCATTGGATTGGGCATCTTTGGCCGTTGCCATCACCACAATTCTCGGCTCGGTCGCCGTCGGTATCAAGTGGCTCGTCAAGCATTATCTCAACGAACTCAAGCCCAATGGGGGATCATCAATGCGTGATAAGGTCAACCAACTTGAGGAAAAGGTGGACTTCCTCACCGACATCGTGAAGGAAGCTCTGAAGCGTTGATGTGTTCCAAGCAGTTAGATAATTTTCTACATATCGCCAGCGCAGAGGTGGGCTACATTGAAGGCCCTGCCGATAATCAGACAAAGTATCAGAAGGCGAATCAGCCTTGGTGTGGCGCCTTTGTCAATTGGTGTGCCAAGCAAGTCGGCTTGAAAATCCCTAACTGCACTTACACACCGGCAGGGGCGAAGGCATTTGCCGAGGCAAAGCGTTGGCAATTAGTCGCCCATGCCGAGCCAATGCCTGGCGACATCGTCTTCTTTGACTTTCCTGCCGATGGCATTGACCGAATCTCGCATGTCGGTATCGTGGAAGCAGTCAATGCCAATGGCACGCTCACCTGTATTGAAGGAAACACCGCCCCCGACACCAAAGGCGATCAACGCAATGGTGGTCAAGTTGCGCGTAAAATTCGCGCCTACAAGGTCAAGAATCGTGGCAAACTCAAGCCATCTCTGCCGGTCTTCATCGTGGGATTTGGCAGACCTAAGTTCAAGGAGTGCAAATGCTCGACAAAGACAAAGCAGTCGCAATCGTTAACACCTACGCACGAGCAGGAGCAGCAGCAGTCGCAGCTCTCTACCTCGCCGACCCATCGCGTCCTCTAAAGGATTATGTTGCCGCATTTGCGGCCGCAGTCATTGGCCCAATCTTGAAGGCCATTGACCCTAAAGCGACAGAGTTCGGTCGCGGAAGTAAGTAACAGAATGCAACGGGGGAAAATCTTAGATGAGGCAAAACGCCTCACATCAACGGATCGTCAACAAACTTATGGCGACCCTTACACGAATCACAAACGCATCGCAGACCTGTGGAGTGCTTATCTTGAAACTGAGATAAGTCCTTCACAGGTCGCTTTGTGTTTATGTCTAGTCAAAATCGCTCGCCTGATTGAGACTCCTGACCATCTTGACTCATTCATTGACCTAGCCGCTTATGCCGCTATTAGTGGGGAAATATCCAATGCATCTCAATAACAATGTCGTGCTTGTGCCTACTCGTGGCAGACCGAAAAATGCGGCAGAAGTCTTACAGGCTCACAAAGAGTTCTCGTGCCGATCCGATTTGTTCTTTGTTGTGGACACAGACGATGAGGAATTAGTCAACTATCGAAGCACAGTTGGCGTTGAGCGCATCATAGAAATTGAAAATACAACACGCGGAATGGCTTACCCACTCAATGTTGCTGCCAAGAAATATGCCAATGATTATGAGTTTTTCACATTCATCGGCGACGATCACAGATTCAGAACGCCTGATTGGGATGTGACATTGATGCGAGCTATCGGCCCGCGCCTAGGACTTGCCTATGGCAATGACCTTCTCCAAGGCGAGAATCTGCCAACTGCGGTGATGATGTCTGCTGCCATTGTCCGTGGCCTTGGCGGGATGGTGCCACCGAAATTGAAGCATCTCTATCTTGACAACTTTTGGAAGCGATTGGGTCACGACATTGGAAATCTTGTCTATCTGCCACAAGTCATCATTGAGCATTGTCACCCTATCGCAGGCAAGGCCGAATGGGATGAGGGTTATCAAACAGTCAATGCTCGTGAGGTCTATTCTTTTGACGCTCTGATGTTTGACAACTACATCAAGAGCGAAGATTACGCAGTTCTCGTCAAGAACCTCAAACAATGAAATGCATCTCCTTCTCTCTGTATGGCAATGAGCCTCGCTACACCATAGGCGCAATCAAGAACGCCATTCTTGCCTCACGATACTTTCCCTTTGATGATGGATTTATTGTTCGCTTCTATGTTGGCCCAAGCGTTGACCCTGTCATCATTAGCACTCTCAAGCTCGTCAAAGGTGTGCAAATTGTTGAAATGGAGTCTGAAGAGAATCACAATGGCAAGTTGTGGCGTTATTTTGCATTCTCTGATCCTCAGTTTGAGGCAGTGATTTGTCGAGATGTTGATGCTCGCCTGTCATATCGTGACCGCATAGCCCACGAGGATTGGGAGCAATCAGGTCTTGATTATCACATTATCAAAGACCACCCCACAGGTCACAACTATCCAATTTCCGCCGGTATGTTTGCAGGCAAGACAGAGAAGTTGGGATTTATGGAAAACTTTATTCTTGCTCACCGAGACGGCTCGGATTACTACACCAT